ATCAATATAAGTGCAATGACCGCCCGCGGGTAGATTGGGATAGCGAGCATGAAAATCCTTTTCCATCTTCTGAACTTTGGCAATACATTCCTTGTATGTCACCTTCGGCGGGGCTTTGGCCACAAGGAATCCTTGATGGGGAGCAATACCAAACACGAACACGAGGTACAGGATCTTCATATTAACCTCCCGTATAATTGGGGGCAGTGGGTTAAACTCGGGTTTAATGCGTTGACCTGATTATTTTTTCGAGGGTTTTTATGTGGGCCGTTTTCATCTTGTCGCGCTTGGCAAGCCGGCTATATGCCGAATCGGTCAAGCACTGTAATTCAGTAGGCTGGATTTTGGGATAGATGGGCTCAGGTGGGACTTGAAGGCGGACAGGGACGACGGTGGAACAGCTACTCAAAATCAGTGCGCTTAATAGTGTCAATTTTTTCATGCTGCACCTCGGTTTCATGTTGTTGGCCTTCTGCCATAGCCTCGTCGGCTTTCTGGGTCTGTTTCAATGCGGCTTCGGCATCTTCTTTCTCTTTACCGCTGCGGCCTTTTTCGTAGGCGTAACCCATTGCGCCCAGGATGGCGAGCAAAATACCGCCCAGAGCGATGGCATACTCTTTAAGTCTACTGATCATTTTTCACCTGCTTGGCCTGTTTAACGACACGCGCCACTACCGCTGCGATGGCCAGATATTTGATGATGTCCGGCGAGACATATTGCTGCAGCGCAGGAATGTATTGGTCGGCGGTAGAAATGACGACAATCAGAACGCCGATTCGAACAGACCACCATTTGTGCATCTCTTTCCAGTCGTCGACGATCCGGGCTTTAAGTTTCTCGATCATGGGTATTCTCCTGTCAATAGCATATGCGCGATATCATCGACGCGCTCGGGCTGGACATCTTCACGCGCCCACTTCGAGTCGCGCTCTTCACGAACAGCACCCTCCCAATCCTTTTTCTCCAGGCAGGCGATCATGTCATGGAAGCCAAGCAGCTTGTCGATGCCCATGAAAGCCATGTCGACAATGGCGTCCTGGCGCACATCATCAAGCTCCTGAAACCATTTGAAGGCCATGAGATGATGCACGCGCTCATTGATGTCGTTTTCGAGCAGATACAGACATTCTGCATCGGATAGGCCGGGATCTTCGAGATTGCGACCCACCGCGATTGTTTTGATGCCTTTGCTGTCTTCATAGACCTTGTTGCGCTTGCCTTCATGCTTGATCAGCAATAGTTCGAGCGGGGTCATAATCTGCTTCCGTATGTGGGCCAGGTGCTGGCAGTATTCGTATAAAGTGAGTTCACCGGCATTGTAGCGGCGGCGAAATATTTCACGGAGAATGCGGGCCTTCGTCGGCGTCATGCAGAATGTCTCCGATGCGATCCAGTTCTTCCCCGACTTCCTGGGAATGCTCTGATAAGACTTTTAAGGCGTCCCGGTGATCCTGGAGCATGACGGTGATCGCCTTGCCGTGTTCGTGCTGGGCTTCCAGTAGTTGCTGAATATAGTGAAGCTGTTTGCGTGATCGGGCCGCTTGACGGCGGTCTGAGATAAGCACCAGACTGGTCGCATAGGCGGCTTCGATGCTCATAATGATGTTCATGCGCAGCCAGGGCGCGGGATCGAAATGAAACAACCCTTCTGCGTTACCGATCATCCATCCCGCAAAGAACAGGGACTGGATAATGACAAACGGCCACGATCCCAGAATATTGACGACCAGATCGGCGGCAAGCGCTCCCAGTCCTTGTCTATCCTCCATGGCGGAAGATAAACCAGAGCAGTGCACTGACCGCGACGGAAAGCAATGTTACGAGTACGGCGGTCAACGATTTGCTGTTCGCCAAACTGCGGGCCGCCCATTCCGGCATCGAACTGAGTGCCGTTTTCACAACCTCGGACAGCTGGCCTTTTACATCATCCATCTTCTGGCCTATTTCGCTGCGCGTGTCGTGCAGCTCCTGACGCAATTCCCTGATCCCGTTTTCCAGCATATCATCCCTGCGCTTTAGGTTTTCGATCTCACTCTCTACCAGCGTGACGCGAGTATGCAAGTCGTCCACAACACCCCCTTACCAGACAATGGCTTGAACGGCAGCCACGGTCGTCGCGGCTTCGATTTGTGCGATCAAACTGGCTTGCTTTTCCAGTGCGGCCTCGACCTGGCCGAACCCCGCCGTGGCGAAGTTGTCGATATCCGTCACGGTAAAGACGACGGCGGCACCGGTCGCATCATAGAAGGCGAAGTTCGCGGGCAATGTTGCGCCATGGACAACATAGCGGGTATATGCGCCGAGGTACTTCATCTGGGCGCTCGCGTCCATGGGAAAGCTGGTTGTTACGTTGGCGGCATTCGTGAATGTCAACGGCGCGACTTGGGCTAACAATGCAGCGGATTGTATATCGGCAATCTGCATAGATTGTGCATCCGATAAACTCTGACCTGGGCCGGCAACCAATATGCCGTTTAGTATATAAGGCGTTGTTTCTTTTGCATCCCATTCGGCCTGGGTCAGCGGGAGCAAATCAACAGAGGCAGGAAGGCTCGCATATACGCGACCATCAGGATCGTTCTGATCTTGCACCCAATACCATGCCATCACGGGCGCTGGTTGCGCCTTCGGCTGGATTGTTTGTCATGACCGCAATACCCGCTTGCGCCAATGAAATCGAATTGGCTGTATTGGAGGAGACGGCATATAACTGCACCAGAGAGTTGGCTGATACGGCGATGTTTTCGTTCCAAACGGTTCGGGTTGTGCTGCTATTGATGATAGTGCGCTGGGTACCGGCGACCGCCCCATTGACATAGACCCACAAATATAAGGCGTCCGATGAGGTGGTAGCACGTTGCGCCATGATCCGGGTGCTTACTGTGCCAGCACGCAATACTTTTGTTTCTGCCAGTTTGGTCAGTGTGCTTAACGAGCTGAGGCTGGTAAGCTGACTAGCAACGATATAATTGCCCGCAGCATAGGAGGCAAGAAACGCCAATAATCCCATCTGGCTATAATTAACAGCTTGATTGCCGCTTGTGCCATTGGCGACATTAAATACCTGCGCTGCACTACCCGCCAAAAGTGCGTATGTCGCAGCCGCATGGGCTTGCGTTTCATAGGTCGATGCGGCATTGGTCTGGGTCAGATATGTGGCGGCGGCCGTCGTTGCCAACAGGAAACCCGAATCAGCGATAGAGATCCAGCCCGCGCCCGCAGTATCCGGATCCGTAAGGTTGTTTTCTGCTGTCGACATCCACAGGCCAGTATCATTGGCCTTGACCAAGACGGCGCCTTTAGGATAACCGCCGATAGCGGTTTGAAAAGTGGCATCATACGGATACAAGCCGCCTGCCATCAGCCAGCGTGAGGCCAGTGTGATTTCATACAGGATGCCATTGAAGTCTGCACCATCCGGTGCCACGCCACCTGAGTTGATGTCGGTAAAGGTAAGCGGCGGGAAGCCGTCGGTCAGGGATGCTGCGCCTGCTGTAATCCCTATCTGCGAAGCCTCCGGGATCGTGTTCTTGGTCCCGGTATTGGCAAAAGGGATGTTGAATTTTGCGGGAATGTCAGTACTTAGCATAATCTACCTAGTTAATGGAAGTGATGACGCCATTGATCGAAAGCTGCGCCTTTACCCCAGAAGGGATGGGGATCGCGCCGGATTGTCTAAAAATCGCTATTTCGTAATTTTGCAAGCCGAATTTAAAAGTGAACTGCATCTGCATGCTGCCCAGGTCTTCGACAAAACATTGGCCCCGGCCTGCGAACAGAATCAGCAAAAGTGCGTTATAGGCTGGAATGGAGCAGTCCATGATATTGGCCATCGCTTTGGTCAGGATTAATTGGCGATAAACATCATCATTTAACACGAAGTTGCTGGTCTGGTAGTTGGTGAAGAACGTACCAAAACCGAAGGATTCGTTGCCGGTATTCTTGAATCCGAAATAAGTACCAGACTGCACGACCAGCGTGCGCCCTACGCCGACAATCTTCCCCCAGATATCCAGGCCAAACCCCTGCGCAGTTTCGATGTTGAACACATAATTGAAAAAGTTATCAATATCGACCGAGGGATCAATAGCCTCGTTCATGTCATTGATCAGCTGCAACAGCGTCGGGCTGTTGGCATACTGACTGATGATCGTCTTATCTACATTGTTCATGCTTGCTGGACAAAGACATCGCTGGCGCTGATCGTCAGTAGCTGATCGATGTTCGATGATTCATAATTGGCGAACGTATTGCTGACCATACTCTCACTGCCGACATTCTGTGTTTTGTCAATTGTGTATGTTCCTGTTCCGCCTGTACCGGTACCCAGGCCAGTGATCGTGGTATTGGCCAGTATGCTGCCTGTGGTATCGAATATATTCTGACCCACAGCAATCGTACCGGAGGTTACCGCACTGACCGTGAGTGTGGTGCCGCTGATCGATCCGGTAAACACTGCGGCACCGCTGGATAGACCCACGGCAACTGAGATCAGCTCGATGTTGTCATTGGCATTCGAAATCGGTTGATAATAGCGGCTGGCGTAGAGTGTTGATCCGATGGTGATCGGGATCCCGCCGTCCCCGCCTGCGGCAGCACTGACAACCGCATCGCCGATCACGGTATCAATATTAGACGGCAGCAAGGTACTGGATTTAATAATAACCAGGAACTGCAAGGCGATATTGGTGGGGATTTCGTAATAGATGGTGTAGGTCGTTGCATACACATTATCTGGCATATAGACAATAGAGCCCGATGCGTTGCCTGCATAATAGGTAACGCCCGGTGATTTCTTTTGATAGATGGCATAGGCAATATTGGAGGATGTACCGCCGACTACGGCGATATAGATAGAATTTGCCGGCAGGGTAACACCGCCAATGACCTGCGAAGTGCTGTTCGGATTATCAATGACATACGCGCTCAAGACGCCTGGGACATTCAGCAATGCGCCCAGCATCGCTTCATTGGTGTTTTTGGAGTTCAGCGCGACCGATGCCTGACGGCGGATCTCGAACTCGTTGCGGGTTTCTACATCTCGCCCGACAACCGCTGAAACAACCGTGATGCTATCCCAGCCCGGGACGGTCTGGTAAATTGACAGCGAGGTCGGCTGTGCGATAGGCCCTGTCGTTTGACAGGTAAATGTGGCCGTGACGCTTCCGCCCGCCGGGATGGCGCCGCCTGTGGTCGTTACGGAATAGATATAGCCAGTGGATGGATCTTTCGCTGTGGCACCGATGGGAATGACCGTACCCTGTGCGCCATAGCAGGTTGTCGTGACAACGGTGCCCGCTGCTGCAATGCGGGTCAGGTAATAGATGCGGCCAATGGCATCCTGAAATCGCCCGGAGGCGTAATCCGGATTGAACTGATTGAACAGATAGGCGAGTTGGGAGTCTTTATCGGAAATGATCGCCGCTTCACTGGACGCCAGTTGCCCTTGCGGTGTCTCCAGAGAAGGGTTCAGCGTACCACCGAAGGCATAGTTCTGATCGGCTTGAACGCCGGCCAGAATATCGGCATCCGTCGGGACGGTGATGCCGGTCGTGGTAAAGGTCAGGCTGGGAACATTCGTTGTCATTAAAAGCTCACATTATTCGCTTGGCCAGTTACGTCGATCACTTCCACGGTGCCGGATAGCACGCCGTTTTTCAGTTGAATGCCCAGCACCTGGGCCTTGACGACTTCGGGCACAGTCAGAGCGGCACGGATCAGTTCAGATTTCACATAGGCCGCTGACGGATATTCGCCGAGAATCGTGCCGAAATATGGCACGCCCTTGGTATTGTCGTAATACAACTCACCCAGAAACAACTTGAGCGCGCTGGCCACATCCTGGGAAATCGCATAGGGATTGCTGGCCATGGCGATATTGCCATTCACGTCTTTGCATAGATCCCAGAGTGCGGTGTCGAGCAAGAGTGTATTCATTAAACTGGCTGTCCTGTATTACTGCCGCCCGTTGTCACGCCGCTGTGTACGTGTGTATGCACATTCGTGCCCTGTGCTGTGGCAGTGCTCGTCACATCCAGCGTGCTTTGCATGGTGACCGCGCCATCGACTTGCAGCGTGCCGGTGATCGTGGTGGCTGGTGCGTCAATCGTGACAGCTTGCGGTGACTTCACCGTGATCCCCGTCGTTTGGAATTGCACATATTGCGCCGGCACACCGTTCAAGAATCCGCCGATATACAGGCCATCCGACATATCGAATCGCCGATCCGATCCTGGATTGGCCTGGGCCTTGGTGCTTTTTACGTTGGAGATATCGCGCTGCGCAAAGGCTGCCAGACCGATGTCTCCGACCTGCGGATCCAGGATCACCGCATTGCTGCCACCCTGTAGCCGAAAATACGGCAGATTATTGAGCACCGGAAAAGGAATGCTCTTTCCGTCACCATCAATTTGATTGATCAGCGGCTGCACATCGACAAAACCGACTGCAGCATTAGTACCGTCATTGGTGACGCTCTTCACTTGCACGAGCGTGATCGTCGAGACTTTATTGACGACCTGCTGGATGACATATAGCAACTGATTATGATCACCGAACAATTTTTCCGGTGTCAGATTGCCTTTGTAGCCACTATCCAAAGTTGTACCCGTGGATCTCAGTAAACCAGGCGCCGCCTGGGGTAATGGTTTCTAAGGTGTGTGACACAGCGGCAATCGTCCAGGGAGTGTCGGTATTGGCCGGCGCAACAATGCTCCCAGCCAGACTGAAGCGGCCACCGACTTTGGCGGTCGGCAGGAATTCGTGACGGATCCCCATATAGGATTCATTAAACAGCGGATAGCCGACCATGCCTGACTGCGGGGACAGGGCCAGCACTTCCCCGCTGCGGTAGCCGGTGCGCGGCCAGATGGCCAGCGTGTCATTTTCAATCGTGTAGTTAATACCCGCCGCACGGCAGATGGTCTTGATCTTGTCCAGCGTGGATCCGGTCAGCACTTGATCAACCAGTTGCACACTGACCCCATTGTTCTCGAAGTCATAGCCCGCCAGACTGGCCAGCTGTTGCAGCATGTCTGCCGCGTCCTTGCCGCCCTTGTAGCTGATCGCGTCCTCGGGCTTGAGCGCATTGACCAGGCCAGAATTGGCGTTGATGGCGATAGAGACTTCCGGTGCGGCCTGGAATTCGGGCCAGCATTGCCAGATGGTGCCCTTGAATACGGTCGTGCTGTTGTAGCGAATTTCGAGACTGTTCTTGCCCATCACCTGGGTCATGATCGGACCGATGGCCGTCATGCGGTTCATCAGGTCCAGCGGTACCCCGAAAATGTGCGCATTGCACATCCCCATGGTTTCGCCGCCCCACTGTTCGATGTCGACCGTGGCACGTAACCCGCTGAGCGTGACGGTATCGCCGACCTGTTCGCCGAAGGCGCCGGTGCCCAGCGTGATGACAAATTCCAGATCGCGTGTCTCAAAGCTCATTGGCGTTCAAATAGATGAGTTGCCACCGACCACCTAGATCGGTGTAATACGGATCGAGTTTGCCCTGGGTATCGATGAACATCAGATCGCCACTGAATCCCAGATAGGCCTCGCGCACCAAGCGCGCCCGATCCACGCACAGCGCGCCCTGAATGACGGTCGTGCCATTGAGAAGTAGATCCAGGAACAGCCCGTCGGGCAGTGTGTAGATATTCAGCTGCACATACTGGCTGTCCAACGTGACCTTCAGGGTCTGCGAGGGCTTGGCTTCGAGGGGGATAGATTGCATTACAGACCGATCCCGGCTAAGGCGGTAGTGGTCAGGCCGATAGTCGAGGCACTAGGCATCTGCGGTTTGACCGGGCCGATATTCACCTGTGCAGCGGCGCTGGGCGAGGTGACGGCCGTGGCATCCGGCACGCCAAGCGATGTGCTGTCATTAGTTACCGCGCTATCCGGCACACAAGACAGACTGCGGTTTGCGCTCTGCCCTGCCTGGCGAATCTCGATGAAATGACAGACAGCAATGATCATGCCGGCACCATTGCGGGTCTCGCGGCGATAGTCGAACCGTTCGAGATTCACATTGAAATAGGTTTCTTCTGGCGTGATGAGATTATAAAGATCCGTGCTCTTCACCAGATTGTTCAGATCCTGCAGGAAGGTCTCGCGGTCACTGACACTACCGCCAACCGCCATGCGCACGAGGCCGTGAAAAGGTTCTTTCACCTTGTTATAGGCGGCAAACGATCCCCTTTCGACGGGATGGGTCGCTACATGGTACACATTGCGATATTCGATCCCCAGAAACGTGTCAGGGATCAGCACCTGCTTGCCGCTGCTATCAAAGACGCCCCAGGTCTGAATGAAAGCGCCCAGGATACCGCTGATGATGGGCGAAGCAAGCGTCACGGCGGCAGCGAGTGTATCTCGCGCCACAGCAGGCACCCCGGGCATATCGGGAACGGTTGGGTATAAAGGCACGGATAAGGCCATCAGTTCACTCCGCTATTGGCCTGGATGGCGGTCTGTTTTTTCAGCGCACTACCAATGCCATTGGCGATGCCGTTCGCGTCTGTAGCCTGTGTATGGACCTCAATCTTGCCGATGTGTGTTTCGGACTGAATATGGCCGCCACTATCATAACCAAAGGGCGAGAGCATGATGCCCAGCACGTTATCCCAAGATTGACGCAGGCCGGATTGTTTTGTGGTTGGATCAAACCAGCCGAAAAAGTGGGCGCCGGTATCAATAGCCCCCTTAATCTCTGGAGCATGTGCCGTCATCCATCCACTGAATTGTTTTAAATGATTAAAGAACTGGATCAGATACGGATTGACATCGTTCAGCAGAATCCGACCGGTGTTTTTCCAGGCTTCCTCAGTAACTGCCATAGTCTTTTGCAGTTCTTCAGATCGCTTGATCTGATCGCGAGTGACATTGGTCACTTTCTCATACTGGGCCAGCATGCGACTGACAGCGCCCGGCCCTTGCTTGAGCACTTGCATCAGGTTGTAGCCGACGCCCAACTGATTCGCCACATAGGGCATTGAAGCCCGCAGGCGTGGATTGCTCTGCAGGTGTTGCAAGATGCGGGAAATTCCCATCAAGTAACTACCGGTGCTGCGCATGTCGCCGACCTGGCCGCCATAGCGCAAGAATGCCTGGTACGCTCCGGGCGCCTGGCCAATACGCATGGCACCCAACACATTCTGGGCTTTGAGAATTTCGCCTGACGCCTCTTTGGCATCACCGCCCATGGATTTAAACGCCAGGCCATACGCCGCGATTTTGTTGGCTGACATGTCCACGACATCGCTCAGCCGACCCAGCGCCGACTCGTCGAAGATAGCGTTCATGGCAAAACTCTTTAGCGACCGCAGGCCAATATAGGCGCCCATGATCCCCAGCAACTGATGCTTGATCTTGTTGAAGGATTCGATCTGTTGCTTGTTGTGCCGTTCGGATTCCTTGGCATTTTTGCGCTGACGCTCGCCCTGATCTTTATCCAGGCGCTTGCGTTTGGTCTCCGTTTCCTGCGCCGTTTTATTGATCTGCTTTTCGGCGTCGGTGACTTCCTGGGCGCCTTTCTTGAATCCTTTCGGATCCAGGCCCAGTGTCACCAGCAGTTCATCGATGACCGTTGCCATGTTTCGTCAGCTTTTTCATGTTGTAGGCATCCACGCTCATCACTTCCAGCATGTCATAGACATCCTGCAGGCCGTATATTGTCTGCATTTCGTGGAGCGTGGCATAGCCGCGGGAGAGAACCGCCCCGATACTCTGGGGAATGTTGGCGTATGCGATCAGGCTTTGGCTGTCTGTGCCGCCTGGCCCGAGGTCGAGGGGTCGGCGGCGAGCGAAAAACCCATGTGCATCTGTAAGACCTCTTTTCGCAAGAGCAGTCGCGTCTTGATCTCTTCGATGTCATCTTCGATCAGATTGCGAATCACGCTCGGCTTATTGCGATCCGGCATGATACGAACACACAACATCATTTCATCCAGTAGCGGTTCGGCCTCTTCGAAACGCATATGGCCCAGCGCATTCAGGCCCATTGCGACCAGCCCTTCCATGCCCAGGCTTTGGTAATCATCCGGGATCTCGATCCCCGCATTAGCCATGGCGAAAAAGGCTTTCAGCGCCCACTTCTCGGCGGCATAGGCGCTCATCTCGGTAATGATAAACGTCTTGCCATTGTCCCGACTCTTTTCATCGGTGACCGTGTATTCGATTTTCTGGCGCATATTATGCCGGTGAAGCGACACAGGACTCGAAGGTGATCTTGAATTTCCGTGGTTGCAGGATCTTCTTGCCGGTCGGGGTCGGTGAAATGGTTGTCAGGAAGCCCCGGGTCAGCGCATAGATTTTGCTAATCGAAGGAATAAGCAGCGAACCATTCAGCTCATACTTTTCCTTGGCGATCAGTTCGGCATCGATAATCGCTTCGAAAAATGTGATCGAGGACGAGTCTGATTGCAGGGTTATCTCCAGCTCGACCGGATATGGCGTATAACCGGCAGACAACCGGCCATCGATACCCATCACGGTCTCGCCGGATTCGGCGTCGGCAGTCGCGAAGGAATCGTCTGCCGCATACCCCTCGATCTTGATCGGGATATTAAACAGGCTGTTCACGCCCAGCATCAGGACGCTATTGGCATTAGTTAAGGTGGCCATTGTTTACCTCACTGGACCAGAATGGATGCAAGGGTGATTTTTTGAACCGATCCGCCGTCCATATACCAGAGCGTCGTCGGAGGCGAACCGCGTGCAGCGCGGACCTGGGCAGTGGCGTCATTGATCTGCAAATACCAGCCGCGCGTGCTCAACGTCTTATCAATCTGCACACCAGCGGCGTTATTGACCTCGGCAGCTTGCAAGGTAGACAACGAGACACCTTGACGGATAGATCCGAAATTCAGCGCCTGGTTAATGGGATCCATAGCCGCGGCATGGATCAGCGCATAACCGTCGTTGTTATAGGGTATGGAGTTGGCGCCGGTGAGCAACGTCATCATGGCCAGCTGTAGTTGGCTGTTCAGATAGACCTGATTCACGAATTCGTCCAGATAGTCATACTTGCCGCTGACCGTTCCAGGATAGAAGAACGTGAAGCTATCATTGGCCGTGGCATAACTGCCGATGAAGTTGTAGCCGTTCAGTTCGAGATCATTGGCCATGGTGGAGTCGGTAACACTCGCCGCAATGCCAGATTGATACTTGAATGCGAATGTGATGCGGCCATTGGTGCGACTGAAGTCGATTGCCGCTGCCGATCCCAAGACCATCGCAGCTGCCAGACCGTCTGGATCCAGGGTTGCGTCACAATATACAGAACAGGTGCCGGAATAGCCCTGCACGATGATCGAAGCGGTGGCCGTTGTGGTGTCGGGGTAGGTTTTGGCTGCTGCAGAGGATTCGCGGTTGATGTAGTAAAAACGATTGTTCTGGCTGTTGGCCCAGGCGGCGAATGCGACCTTATCCGAGGCTTGCGTGGGTTCCCAGGCAGTCATGAAGCCGCCCCAGTTCAGGGTTTGCTGCATGAGCGCATTCATGGACGCAGTTTGCGTGGTAGCGTCTGCGCCCTGCGAAAGTATCGCGCCGGTAGCCGTGGTCAGATACAGACTGGCGGAAAGCGTGCCGGTAGCGACCGTGATCGTCGCCGCAGCACCGGTGGCGGTTGTGGTAAAGACAAAGGCCGACAGTTGGGAGTCATAGGACACGGTGAACGGCGGCGTTGTGAATCCGGCCTGGATAATCGTGGCGGCATCACTGAAGCTGGTGGCGGCAGACAGGTTGATCGTGGTGGAGTTCTCGGCCACACCGCCCACGGTCAGACTGATCGTGCCACTCAATGCCTGCAGTTCGGCGAGGGTCATTGCCGCTAGACTGCCGCTGCGCAGATAACCGGCCACAGCCGTTGCATTGTACTGCCAGAAAAACAACTGACCCGGTGTTTGAGTCTTATTATCAAAGCCGCCAAAATAGGCGGCCGCCAGCTTGTATTCTGCGGAGGTCGCGCCGAAATAATCGGAAACACTGGTCGCATCCACAAACGGCATCGCTGTGCCAATTGGTACAGACGTATTCTCGGTCAGGATCACGCCGTTAAGCGCGAGGGCGCTACCCCCGGCGCTGATGACGCCAGGATTCACCTGGACAATTTGCGAGGCAGGAATGGTCATTTATGGCCCTCTATGGTGTATAGGTTCGATCAACATTCAATAACCCGATATCCAGCGATCCAGCAAAATCTTGATCGACGGTGACAATCGGGTTCATTTGTAAAACGGCATTCAGCTTCCAGCGTTGTTCGTATTGCGCTTCGGCATCGATCAACGGGATTTGCATCGGATCATCCGCATAGAGCGGTTGAATATTGGGGGGGAATGATGCGGTGGCATATTCGTCCCGGAATAAAACCTGTGTGATGTTGGCCCAGGCTGCAGCATTCGGACCATAAAAATCCAATTGGATCGTATATTCCAGCGCAGCCATCACGCCTTTACTGCCGGGATTCGTGCCGGAATCGGTGTAACTGCCATAGTTTGTAGAGAGTCGGCGCGTGCCGGCATTGTTCATCGCGACGAAACCGCTGGCGGGCATTGGGACTTGATTGTCCTGCGCCTGCACGATTTCTGTGCCAATTGGCAGGATAGCGATCAAGAAAGACCGCAGCGACGTAAAAACGTCTTGATCGACGATATCAATGGACATGGATCAATATCAGGCCTGCATCGTCACAATCACGCGACACCATTCCGGCCACTGCTCCATGACCTTGGTCACGAGCCAGTTGCGATTGGTAGCGTTGGGCATTTCAGGGAAGACCAGCAGATCACCGCCTTGTTGATCGGCGCGTGAGATACCGGCCACGTTGCCATACAGGATCACGGATCGCATGATGCCTTGCATGTTTAAGCCATCGACGTG